AAATACAGCGGCCGATACGGAGACAGCCGACGATCTCGCTAAACTTTTTAAGGAACAATTTGACAATTTGCTGGCAGAGGCCCGCAGCCAGCTTAATGATCGTTTGATGCAGGCGGCGGAATAGCCGCATGTCTCCCTACATCAAATCCAATCAAGTGATTTCCGACATGGCCCTGGCGTTAGCCTGGATAAAGGATTTGTCGGACATACGCCACGTCCGCCGCGAGCTTTCTTGCGCCGGCTTCGACGAAGATCACATCGACCAATACGCAGAATGCGCCGTCGTCTACGCGCAGCATAAGCGCGCCTTGTTCGGTGGACCCAATCAAATGACCGCGCCGGAGGGCCAGCATGAAGATCAGTGACGCGCCGATGGTATCAGAAGGTGATACAGGCTTACAGCGCAATGACGGTTGGTATGCTGACCGTTGCGCCAAAGTTACGGCAAGCCCGATCCTGAAAGTCTATAAGAAGCTTAAATCAGGCGGCTACAGCAGCGAGCGCGAAACTTACTTTTTCCAAGTGCTAGGCGAGACGCTGACAGGCGTTCCGGCGTCCGGTTTCAAGTCTGCCGCCATGCAGCGCGGGATCGACAAGGAAGCCGAGGCACGCGAGGCGTATCAGCGCAAGACGAATTACCCCGTTTACGAAGCGCCATTTATCGCTCATCCGCGCATCGAGCGCGCCGGCGCATCGCCTGACGGTTTTGTGGGCGAGGACGGGCTTGTCGAGATCAAATGCCCCAACAGCGCGACGACCGCAAAAGTCCTGCTCAACGACTATCTGGACGAGACATACGCCGCTCAGATGCAATGGCAGATGGCTTGCACAGGCCGCCAATGGTGCGACTACGCGGTCTATGACGACCGTATGCCGGAGCATTTGCGCCTCTACGTCCGTCGCATCAATCGCGATGACGCGCTGATCGCTGACGTGGAGAAGGAAGTTATCAAGTTTCTTGAAGAGATTGACGCGGCGGTTGCTGCGCTCACCAAAAAATACGCAGCTTAATAGGAGAAGAAAATGAAATTACCTAAGCCCGGCGAAGGTGGTGGCAATATGGAGCCGGTTCCGGCCGGTACTTATGTCGGCATTTGCTATAGATTTGTCGATCTAGGCACCCAGAAAAGCGAATATCAAGGGCAGATCAAGCACACACGTAAGGTGATGATCTCTTGGATTTTGCCTGACGAGCTTATGTCGGACGGACGCCCGTTCTCCGCGCACAAGCAATACGGCTGGAGTATGCACGAAAAAGCGACCCTGCGTCACGATTTGGAAAGCTGGCGCGGGAAGGCGTTTACGCCGGAGGATTTTGGCAAGTTTGATACCAAGAACCTGCTTGGCCAGCCGTGTATGCTGACCATTACGCAAGACACGAAGCCGGACGGCCGCGTCTTCTCTAATGTCTCATCAGTCGGAAAGCCTATGAAGGGCCTTGTCATTCCGAAGCTGGCAGAGCCGACTGTTTACCTGTCGCTGGAGCCGGATGCTTTTGACCAAGCGGTCTATGACAGCCTTGGCAACGGCCTCAAAGAGCGCATCGCGCAGTCGCCGGAGTTTAAGGAGCTTAGCGCGAAGCATCTGCACGCCGCTTATACCGATGATGGTCTGAGCGCTGGCGCTGATCCGTCCGACGACATTCCGTTTTAGTATTTACTCGGCATCGCAACGCCGCGCTACGCCACGCAGCGCTCCACATTGCATCGCTACGCCCCACCCCGATCCGCCCCGCCACGCTTCGCAACGCAACGCTGCGATTAAATATGGAGCTTAAATGGCCAAAGCAGCAATAGCCGCCAGCCTTGTCGATGTCAGGAACATCGCTGCGCACAAATGCGTGCGGCTGGAAATACACGTCCCGGCAGAACAAGCCGGGGCGGTTCTTGAAGCATTTGGCTGGCCTACGGCCGTCGATCCAGTTCCCGTCGCCATCGCGAGATTGAACCATGTCCATGAGACTGAGACACACCACGCCGACGAGCCTGAGAAGCCACGTCGCACATGGCCCGAGGTGCCGCCAACTACGCGCGCTGCCATGCTCTGCAACGAAACTGCCTTCCTTGCCTTTCTTAAAGTCAAGACCAAAGAGGAAGCCGCTGACAAGCTACGCCGTCATTGCATGGTGAAAAGCCGCAGCGAGTTCAACACTAATGAAACCGCGCGCATGAAGTTCGAAATGGTTGAGCGCGATTTTCAGCGCTGGCGTGAGGAGAAGCACTTCTGACACGACGGGAGTTCTCAAAAGCGGTCAAAGTGGCCGCAATCAAGAGGGCAACCAAAGAGGGCAATGTTTACTGCGAGGAGTGCGGAGCGCTCGCAAAGAGTTTTGAGGTGGATCATGTTCGAGCCGATGGGTTACTTGGAAGCAACCTTCTGGATAACGCTCGCGTTCTTTGCCGGCTTTGTCATGTCGCCAAAACGCGAGACGACGTGGCGCGCATCGCGAAAGCGAAACGTGTCGAGGCCAGAGCCCTCGGAGTCAGAAAGAAGCCAACACTGAAATCGCGCGGGTTCGAAAAGGTCGAAAAGGTCAGGACGATTGACAAAGACGCCCTGCCCCCGCTGCCAAGAAGGAAGCTGTTTGATGATTGAAAGGATTCAATCTTCTGACGCCGCCAAGATGCTTGGCGTATCGAAACGGCAAATACAACTTATGGCGAACCGAGGGGAATTGCCCGGAGCCGCCAAAATTGCGAGTCTATGGACGTTCGATCCCCAAAAACTAACGAAATGGATCGAGGAAAGGGAAGCACAATGTCAGACAACCCCGACAGAAATATCATTCGTCGCGGCGACACCTATTGGATCAGAGCCTACGTTAAGGGCAAGCTCCTCCAAAGAAGCCTACGAACAAGCGATGTCAAAGTTGCGCGCAGCCAGCGCGACAAAATGCTCAAAGAAGCATCCGATTGGGCCTGGCGCGGAGATCGTGTCGTTACGTGGCTTGATGCGGTGACAGAGTGGATCGACCACGAGGGAAAGCATTTGCCGGCAAATACAGCCAAGCGCTATTCCGTGTCGCTGAAACAGGTTGAGCCTTTTCTGGCCAAGCTGAATATTGCGGCGATCAACGGCAAGGTCATTGGCGATTTTGCAAAAACGCGACGCAAAGCCGGCGCTTCCGCTGCCACGGTCCGCCGCGACCTGACCGCCATATCAAAGGTGCTGGATTACGCGATCTCGGAGAACTGGCGCGAGGACAACCCTACGTTGAGCCGCCGCCGTCTCATCAAGGAGCGGCGCGATCCGATCACCCTTCCTGTCATCGAAGATGTGGAGACAATGATCGCCGCCTCTTCGCCTGCCTTTGGTGCATTGATCCGGGCCGCATGGCTGACCGGATGCCGCCAGGACGAGCTAGTCACCGCCGTATGGCGCGGATACGACCCCGTTCGGAAGACGCTCCGCGTGGTCGGCAAGGGCAATAAGGCTCGCGTAATCTCCCTGCGCCCGATCCCGTCGAAAGACGCCGTGGACTTTATCGAAAGCCTGCCGAGGACGTTTGGGTCGGACCTGATCTTCTGCAAGCCGGATGGTGCGCCGTTCTCTCAGGCCGCTTCCGACTTCACCCACATCCGCCGGGGCGTCATTGCCAAGGCCAAGAAGGAGGGCCGCCGGTTTGATCGCTTCCGCTATCACGACCTGCGCCACCTGTTCGCCGTCGAGGCGCTCAAGGAGGGGATGAACATTTACGACCTCCAGCAGCACATGGGCCATTCTTCCGTGAAGGTGACGGAAATTTACCTCGCCCATCTGACGCCGGAAGAGAAGGCTGCGGCCAAGGGTGGCTCGGCTGCCTATACCCAAAACTATACCCAAACGGCCTAGTTCGGCGGTTTGCAAAACAGAAGCATCAATCTGGACAAGGAGTTAGAGCTATATGCAGATTGATTTTAAATCGCACTTGAAAACCGCCGTGGGGGCAACTCCACCGTGGGTTCGAATCCCACCTCTTCCGCCATTAACTTACGGAAATATATACGGATACAGCGACGGAGCAAGGAGAACAAAACGCTTCGCCGCCGGCGCAAAAAACGAACAAAACGCGCCCGATAACGTATACAGTATATACAAAATCGTACCCAAAAATCGGGCCGGTTTTGGCTTCCGCTCTCCCATTTGGGAGGGCGGTCGATGAGCCAGCTATCCGCCCAATCCATCCGCAAGCTCTGCCTTGCCGACCCGCCTCTCATCCACCCGTTCATCGGAACGAAGGTGGTCGTAAACGGCAAAAGCTATGGCTTGAGCGCAGCCAGCTATGACGTGCGGATCGCCCACAAGCTGACCCTGATGTGCGGTCAGGCGGCGCTGGCGCATACGGTCGAGGACTTCTGGCTCCCTGACAACGTGGTCGGCTATGTCGTGGACAAGTCCACATGGGCGCGTCGCCACGTCACGGCGTTCAACACGCTGCTCGACCCTGGCTGGCACGGCAACCTGACGCTGGAACTGGTCAACCTTGGCCATACGCCGGTAGACATCGCGGCCGGCGATCCAATCGTTCAGATCGCCTTCCATTGGCTCGATGAGCCGACTGACCGCGCTTACGACGGAAAATATCAGGCGCAGACAAAAGCCGCTCACGGGCCTCGTCATCAGCACGAAGACGGGTCGTGGAGCTAAGCCATGCCCTCACCCAATCCCAAACGACAAGCGGAGGTTCGCCGGGCAGCAGCCGGCGTGCCGACTTTCGACACCATCGCGGGCGTCGAGGCAGTCACGCACATGGTCGTGGCGGCTGACGGCACACGTCCCAAAGGCGACGAAGTTTACACCGGCCGCCGGCTGACACCGCTCAGCCTGCCGCGTCTGAAATTCATGGAGAGAGACATTGATGACAACCGAAATGGTCTTTGACGCGGGGCTTTACCTCGGCTTTTACGCTTTCGGACTGGCCTCCGGCGTCTTCCTGAGTTGGATCGAAGCGCGTCGATGATCCGCCTCCTGACATCCCTTTTTCGCTCTCGCGAGAAATCGCTGACCTGGGCAAGTCGCCAGCCAAAGGTCCGCGTCCGTATTCAGATCGGCGGCACGGAGATTACAAAATGATGAAGCTCGTAGACACCACATACGGCCTCTCAGACGATGCGCTTGATGCTCGCGCTGGAGCCATCGCCATCAACGCATACATGGCCCAGCTTCGCGCATTGAACCGCCATGAGCTTCCGATCCTCGACGTGGACTACCGGAAGATAAAATGGCTCAAGCACATCCTGACAAGCGCTAATGCCGTTGATGCGCCGTCCGCTGACGGAGCGCTGTTCTCTCCCGTTCAGGCGCGCGTGTCGAAGAAGTTCACGCAGATTGAAGCCGGCCTAGAGGCCGCGCTGGACCTGATTGACGAGCCGGTCGAGGAAGTCGTCAAGGCGACCGTAGCCAAGAAGCAGGCTGTCGCAGCGTGAGGCAGGCGCTTCACGCCGTTGGGGTCACAATACTTGGCCTCGCAATCATGGTTGTCGCGCTTTCGAGCGCGGCAGCCATGCTCAACGGACTGTTTGACCGTCCGCCGGAATACCGCGCCGATCTGACAGTCCCGCCTTCCTACATCATCTGCCAGCAGGATGCCGGCGGGAACTGTTGGGTGCGCGGACATTGACGACGAAATACGAACTTAAAAAAGCGCGTATGGCGGCCGATCCTGAATACGCCGAAAGGATCAGAGAGGAATGGCGGCGCGCGAACGCGAACCGATTAGCCAACGAGACGCCGGAAGAACGCGAAAAGCGCAAGCAGCGTAATCGTGAGGCGTGCGCGAAGCGCTATCAGGAATGGAAGGCTAAGCAGCCTCCGAAAGAAGATAAGCCGAAGCCGACTCCGAAGCCGGCAGCGATTAACAAGCCCAAGCCCGGCCGGCTGATGGCGCTGGCAGGCTGGCACAGATGGTGAGGGGGAAATGAAAAGATACGACCGCGCCGCAGTCATGCGCGATGCGCACAAGCAGATGCGTCAGTCAAAGAGGCTGGGACTGGGGTGGGATTGGAGCCGGTGCCTGCGCTTCGCCTGGCATAAGGCCAAAGGCAAGAAGGAGATCGAGTATGGAAGATTGGGCCGGCGTCAGCACGCAGCAAGTTCAAGAAGTCTTAGTAGCCTTGCTTGGCGGGGCGCTTGCCGGGATAGTAACGTGGGTGCTTGTTTGTGACGACTAATCGCGTCTTAGCTCACATCGCTGACGAATATAATAGCCTTCGCCTGGGGCGCGGGCTGATTGCACAATCTGCATAGTTGCTGGCACGCCACAGATGATTACGCCAGGCTCGGCGCGGAACGCCTGGAAGTCAACGTAATGCGTTTTATCGCATGGTTGATTGACCGCGCAGACCAGCAAGACGACGTATAGCGTCACGACTTGCCGCCTGTCAGCGGTGTCAGATCGCCTACCGGCAACGTCTTAAAAGACAGACGAATAGCTCGAAGCATGAGTAGAGCTTCTTTGCGGCCCTCGTCATCTTTGACATGATCGACCAGGGCAAGGAGTTTGGTGAACGACGCAGCCCGAGCAGCGACAGGATCAAGCGGCGGCTCCTCGAACGCAGGAACGTCGATGTCGGAGTAATCCTCATCATCGTCTCTCATATCGCTGGCCTTTCGTCTTAAATGGCATGATGGGCTCGCCGCCCTTCTTCCATTCCATTAAAACAGAATAGTTGTTATGCGGTGGGCCAAGGTCAGACGGGTCTTCCCAGCCTACTTCAATCGCCTTCTCCACCCATGAATGCGGTACATAAAGAAATATTCGTTCACTTACGTTTTTTTGGTTTTGATTGCTCATAATCACTCCGCAACGCATCCAAAAACACAACGCCCTTCTCGACGGTCGGAGCGCACCAGCAGCGGCCAGCGCTCGTCTCGGGCTCACGCGGATCAATGATGACCAGAGCGGCCTGGTGCATCATCATCTTCTTGAGGGCGAGTTGGTGCGCGTAGGAGTCAACGACCTTGTAGCCGGCGACGCGGACGATCTGACAGACCAACCCGTCAGGCGTGACAAGCTGCTCATCGCCGCCCGTATGCTTGTGGCCCGCGACAATAAGGTGGTCACGAAAGCCCATAATGGCTTCACGCTTCGGACCATGCAGCGAATGGTAAATTGAGTGTCCAGGAAAATCATGGCGACAGTGGATGCGAGTGCGCGCACCACACGGATGGTTTAGCTGCATCCTGACGCCGTGCGGCTCGTAGATGCTATTCGCCTGCTTGGCGATCCATTGCAGGGGGTCGCCATTGCCCATCCAGAGATCGTGGTTGCCGGCGATCAAGAACAACCAGTTAATTGGGCTGACAAGCCACTCGACTAGCTTCCAGCCTTCCGCAGCAGTCGTCGTGTTATGAGCATACAACTGTCCAAGGCGGCCGATCCAATTATCAAGATTATCGCCAATGTTCCCAGCAAGAATGAAGGGATGCTCCATCGCGATATGTCGGTGGGATGCCAGTGTTTCAAAGTCGCAGCCTGGGTTATCGACGTGGGGGTCGCCAAAAATCAGCAGCCCGAAAGGCCCGTCGATCTTGACTGTGATATTGATGAGGTCGCGCGCTTCATCCGCGTTCTTTGTGCGCTTGCTTTCCGCGATCCTGTCAGCGACTAGCTCGTCAATGTCCCGTATTGGGCTTGGCAGAGCGGGCGCTTCGAAGCGTTTGTTGAGCCTGAATATTTTTATCCGGTGCTGGAGCGTCGAGCGCGTGATGCCGAGTTCTTCCGCCGCGTGCGTGATGTTCCAGCCATGCTGCTCAAGCGCGGCTTTCGTCCGGGCCGCTTCTTCCGGTGACAGCGGCAATGTCGGCATGTTAGCCCTGCTTGGGCGGGCGGCCGAAGTGCCACCACTTGTGCGCAATCTGGCTACCGAGCCAGATGCAGCCGAGGATCGGGAGCCAAAGCGCCGCAGTCTCGGATGTCTCTTTGAGGTTGAATGCGGGGCTTATGATGGCGGCTCCTGAAATTGCGGCTGTGACCTTTTCGGTCGTCGTCTCAAACAATGCGTTGATGAAATCCCATACCGGGTGATCGCTCTCTGTCATTTCTTCCCCCATCCACACAGCTTGCCTACGGCATTGTGAGCCTTGACCTGCTCGACCGTCTTCGGAGTATCGCGCTTGCTCCAGTAGATTGGCCGTGCGGCGTCGCAAAACAGAAGCGCCTGTTTGCTAGTCGGGGCGGGTAAATTCGTCTCCTGACATGACGCTATCGGGATTGCTGTTAAGAGCGGCAGCAACCGCCTCGCGAATTTTGACGGATTGATGTGCCGCATCGACTTGGGCCTTGAGGGTTTCGAGTTGCTGAGCGGTCTTGGCGAGATCGACCATCTGACGCTGGTTCAGAAAGTCGAAGACCTTCCCGGCGAGCATGAACAGCCCGCCGAGAATTTGAAGGATCGTGACGATCACTTGTTGGCCGGCGGCGTCGAGGTGATCGAGCGCATGACAGCCATGACAACGGACATGGCAATGATCGACCAGCCGGCCTTCGGGTCTGCCAAGAACGAGTTCCAGTCAGCGACAGCCAGCGCGCCAAAGGCGGCCGTCAGGGCGGACATCAGGTAGGTGCGCCATCCGATAAGCATGTTCTTACTCCTAGTTGCAGGGGTTACGGGTGTTGTCTCGCGCGATGCACTCGACGTATTTCGCTGACTCGAAGCCTGTCAGGAGCGCAGCCGCTCCAAACAAGGCGAGGCAAAAGATTGCCGACACGATCAGAAATCGAAGGTCTTCCTGTCTCATGCGATGCTCGGAGGTTTCTTGCCGGCGTTAAGGTCAGCCAGCGTCAGACCGCCCGTCCACTGGAGGTGGGCGTATTCCTTGAACGATTTCCTCCAGTCGCCAGCCCACTCCAGTCCCAGCTTCTTGCCGATCTCTCCGCACTTCTTGAAGACGGACAGGTCTTTCCATTGCGGCTTGCCGTTGACGACCGGCACGAAGTCAAACGCCAGACGCCAGTTGTGCCAGGACTTACCGCCGCGAGCGTTCGTGACACGCGGGCCAGGAGCCGTGCGGCCCTGCGCATAGAGCGCATTCTGAGAAGCGAAGTCGCGATAGGTGGACGTGATGATTACGTCTATATGCTGCCTCTTGCATTCCTCGATAAACTCTCGGCACAGGCGGGCAACGTGAGGATGCAGGTCGTCAATATTGCGGCTGTTAATCATCGTGCTTTCTTTCTCACATGCACAGGCGCGTTCTCTTGGCGCACCCAATCGAGAGCGCCGAGGAAGCACAGGTAAAAAACTGTCAGCGGGATAAGCTGAAATCCCATCACGTCGTCGTGCATTTCAAAAGCCTTTCACTGAATGGTCAGGTAAAGCGCTTTCAAAATGCGGACGGACAGAATGATGCAGCAGATCACGACGGCTGCGCGGAGTATCCGCATAACCGTGTAAGCGTGGTCAGGTCGCATCATCGCGCTTACCGTAGGTCCGGTTCTCACTTGCCTTGTCGCAATAGCTGCGCACGACCCGGAAATAGTCTTCCCGTGTCAGCGGTATGCCGAGACAAATGCCTTGAACGATTGTGAAGTTGGGATCGTGGCCTAGCCGCCAGCGCGTGACGATGTGCCGGACCCATTTGTTGAGTTCGGCCTCATCGTGCGTCGGAAGAGGCATTCGCTTGTCGCGAGCCGATTACGACTTGACCTTTTGCTCCAAGCCCTCAATGCGGCGCATCGCCTCTTGAAGCGCACCCAGAGCTTTCAGGTAAAGGATTGAGTATTTAACTTCTTTGGTCGTTTCGCCCGTCGCGCGGCGAACGATCTCCTTCTGACCGGCCTCATTAACAATCTCGATCTCTTCAAAGTCAGGCGTTTCTGACACGAGGTTTGGAGATGTCTTTTCTAATTCCTGGGCAATAACGCCAAGCTGGACAAGGCCGCTTTCATCAGACTTAAAGCGAAATTTGCACAGATTGACCGCCTTGATGTCTTCCCACTGTGAAGAGGCAGGCCCGATTATGTCTTTTAATTTGGCGTCAGAAATAGACCCAAATACATTGTTTGCATTTCGAGTGTCGCCGTTGGCCGTCACTCTAAAGACGTTTGTGCCAGAGGAGTTTAGCCAATAAGCCAAATATGTGTTTGTGTCCGTGGTGCCAGCTTTTGCCTGGATCGTGATTGAACCCGTTGTCGATGACGAGTTTTCATAGTGAACAAGAGAAGAATTGGCCTTTGCATCTTTGATGGTGAGCGTTTTAGCAATCGCGGTCGGAGACTCGCCAATCACCTGCTGGTAGTTGCCATCGACCCAATCGAGAACCGTCGCGGGGTCGCTGTCAATTATGTTTGCGCCGCCGATGCTAAACGATCCTCTCACATAAGCATACCCAACCGTAGACGCTAGAATTATCGCCTTTTCAAATCCAGACCCTCTGACCTGATCGCCAATAATATAGACGTTATCGGCCTTTCTTATGTCTATTGCTCTATGAGTGGTTCCGGGGGCGGATGCCTGGGTGTAGAAATTGCCAGTGAAGACCGCAACAGTCGTCGTTGTGCTGCTACCTCCTGGTATCAACAAAACGTCCGCATAGGTTGACCCAGCGAAATTGTTGCGCTCAAAGAAATTGTTTTCAAAGCGGATATTGGTTCCGTCAACGACTTTGACGCCGTTATACTGCGCGCCTTGAATGGCGTTGCCGGTCAAATTGACAGTAATTATCTCTGATGCGCCGCCATCAAGGACAATGCACTCTTCTCCGGCGTCATCTATGCGATTTCTTGCGATTTCGCAGGCGGTGGCGGCGGACCACCAAATATTGTTTTTAAGGGCGTCGTGAATATAATTGTCCGCAATCGTGAACGCCCATGTTTCATATCCGTAGATATTATATCCAAACCCATAAATCTGACATTGCTGGATGTAGCAATTGCGGATCGTTCCAGTGAAGTAAACTCCCTTTGTCGTATTGGTCGATCCGTCGCCTTTAATGGACAGGTGTTCCAGCATGACGTTGGAATATTCTCTGTCAACGCCGCCCATCTGGACAGCGACAGCCAAGCCAGCGGATTGAAGCATTGAGCTAGACTTTGACGCGCCGATAAGCCGGACGCCTTCTTTGACGTAGATCGTCGAAAGATGCTTATAGACGCCAGCAGGAACGAATACGTCGTTGCTTACAAAGTCCACTTTTGAAGCGATGACTGTTTGAACTTTGACGGTAGCAACATCAATGGCCGCTTGTATCGCGGACGTATCGTCATTTGATCCGTCGCCCTTCGCGCCAAACCATTTTACGTTCAGCGGTCCAGTGACAATGCGCTTCCACGCCGTCGTTCCGGTTCCGCCGCCGGGGACAATGGTTAGGGCTCCGTCATCTGTGTAGGAGCCGCCTGTGACGCCATAAAACTCGCCGCCGCCGCCATCGCCATTGCTGTAGTAGCCGCTGACAACAGCCACCTGATTGGCTACGGGCGTATTCGTGCGCAGGGCGGCTATGTTAGTTGCGCGGATAATACCCGTGGTGGTGGGAACAACGCCTGTCGCTGTAGCAGCCGCAGCTTCCGCAAGAAGCCGATCCGAACGCGCAGCAGCCGAGTCGCTGACCTGGACGTTTGTGACGTTATTAGAGACAACAATGGTCATGGGCGCACCTTGCGGATCGGAATGATTACTTGCGTGAGGGTGTCGTTGCTGGCGTCAGTCGTCTGCAAAAGCAGGCGCGTGTAGTAAGAGCGCGTCGTGTCAAACGGAACGTCAGGACTTTGAATGTCAGGCGTTTGAACCGCCGTGTAGCTGTCGTTGATCGTGACTACAACGACGCCTTGCGCTCTCAATGTCGCGTCAACAGTCCCGACCGCCCCCGTGACTGCTGTGCTAGTCGTTGGTGTGACAATCTTGGCGCTAAACGTATAAGCGCTCATGTTCTGAGGCGTCTGCGTCGTATTGTTCAATATTTCTGATGGGCCGGCGTTTGTGAACAGGAAGCTAAAAACCCAGTCGTCGCCAATGAAGCCGTTGTATAGCGGCGCAAGCTGCGGCTCGGAACACCAAGCCGCAGTAATCTGTGATGTCACAGCCATGATTTGTCTTCCTATCAGGCAGAGCCAATAAAGAGCGGGCCATCTACGGCACATGCAGCGATGACCGTCCCGTCGTAATTGATGCCGATGTCTGTCCAGAGATATGTGCTGCCGAGCCCATCGACGTTTACGTTTGTCCACGTCAGGCCGAAGTCAGCCGAGAGGAACAGGTAGCCGCCGTATGTCGCAGCAGCCATGACGCGGCCGTTTCCTGACACGGCGCAGGTCAGATATGGCGAGCCAGCGCCATACTTCGTCCAAGTCGAGCCGCCGTCACGCGACACCTGCCACCAGGTTGTCGTGCTTTGCGATGTCGCGATGACGTATGTGCCAGACCAATCGCAGGCGACTTTCGAGAACTGACTGGCGAACGAATTGGCGCAGACTTCCCAATGCGCGCCGCCGTTGAGGGAGCGATACATCTTGTCGAGCGACCGACCGGCGAACATGACACTGTTGTTGAACGAGGCGCAGCAGCAGGTAAAAAACTCATACCAGGGCAGAAGCCCAGTATCCTTGCTTTCCCAGCTTATGCCGTTGTTGGCCGAGAAATAGATCAGGTTGCCCGGATTGGCTGTCAGGATGGTCCTGGAGCCGTCCTTGGCGATCTCAACGCCGTTCGTCTGGTTTGTCGTCCAAGGACGCGGGCTGGCGACCCAACTGGCTCCAGCGTCAAACGACGAGTAAGTGTATTGCCTGTCGAGCGGATAGGCGGCCATAAGGTTGCCAGCCGCGTTCATTGTAACGTTGACCCAATTATCTGCTGACACAGGCATTGTCAGCCAGTTGTTGCCCGTGTCAGGCGACAGATAAACTTTGGAGTCGCCGCCGAACAACGAGCCGCCGCGTCCTATCAAGATCAAATTGCCAGCGGCATTCAGATCGACAACGCGGGCGTTCAGTATGCTTTTCCGCCATGTGTAGACGAGCGGCGGAAACGGATCGGGCGGCGTCGGCTGGACTCCGCAATGGTCTTCCCCCGGCGTCGGGTTATATTCGTATGAACCGGCCGTGCCGGCATTAAATCTCGATGGCCGTATCCGACTGCAAAACATCGGGCTTGGCACTTGATCCTGCGCGCCGGCAAAGTGCGGCAAGATGTGAGCCGGATTAGCAAAGCCGACTGCGGCAGCAGTTGACGAGCCTGCACCTATGAAGCGAGCTTTGACCGGGCTGACAGCGATTGCTGTGCTTCTGCCGGAAGCAAGTCCGTAGCCGTATCTGTTCGGGTCAACCGTTCCTGCTACCGTTGATGTGCCGGCGGACGATCCAATGCCTTGTCTTGCCGTGACGCCAACAGCAGCAGCGGTTGACGTTCCTGACGCTGACCCAGCGCCAGACGGCGATCCGCTGTTTGTCGTCGTCCCGAGTGGCTGAAAACCAATAGGCGCAGAAGCTATTGCGCCGCCTGATTGCGCACTTGTCGTGACGGCTACGGCTTCTCCGTCGCCATAGGCATATTCGCCATAAGCGCCGTCAGCCATCCTTGCCTCGTTAAGTTTACATTGCGTCGCGAGTCAGGCCGGCGTAGCCTTACAGTCCCACCACAGGAGCAACCGATGTTTAGAATTGCGTGCTTTTGCGCTTTTACGCTTGTTGCAAGCGATGCGTTTGCGTGCATGGGATCGTTCGACAAGCTAACTGCCTATCTAAACTCAGATAAAACGTCGAACGAACCAGCGTGCGCAGATAATGCAAGTGACTGGCAAAAAGACCTAAAAGCAGAGCGTGACAAATCACGCGAAGAACTGAAGCAGTCTTCACGCGAACTTGACGCAAAATTGCAGGCTCAACGCGATTACGACCAGCGCGATAGGCTCGCGGCTGACGAAGACCGCCGGCAGAGCATGATCCAAGGCCAGATGAACCAACTCAACATGAACACAGTGCCGCGTTACTGACGTTCTAATCCTTCGTCGCTGTAACGGTTCATCTTCAAGGTAATGGCGTCGTGGATTAGCTGCGGATATTTTTGCAGCATAGTCTCACGCGCCGCCTTGCGGGTCACGTCAAACACCTTCTCGATCACGTCCATCTTCTGAAAGTCTGGCATCCGCTCATAGTCCGGCGAGTTGATGACCTGATCGAGTTGCATCTTTGTCAGACGGCCGGCGATACGCGCATAGTCGTCCAGTTGTTCCGGCGACAGTTCGACGTTCCTGATCTTCTTGTCCACCGGCGACTTGCGGACGTTCAGGCGATACATCTCGCGATTGACCGGATCGTTGTTCTCCGGGCTCTGATAGATCGCCGTGCCGGCTGTAAGCTGTTTGTTGGCGATAGGCTCGCCCCACAAGTCGCGGCGCGGAGCCAGATCGCCGGCCGACCACGGATACTTCGACTTGAAGGCGTCCATGATGGTGCGCGCTTGGCGCGAATAAGGATCGGTCGCGCGCGTGATTTGCGACATGCCAACTGACGCCGGCGCAAAAGACGACAGGAAGTTTCTGGCCCAAGATGCGCCATACTGCTTCGGGTTTTCAATCGCCCGGAACAGTTCGGACGGGCCGCGCATAAAGCTCTCTTCAAGGATGTTGTGAGAAAACGCTTCCAGCAGCGCCGCGCCGGCTTCCGCCATCTCTTCCTTCGTGGCTTTCTCAGCCACCTTATACATGTCAGCCGCGACGCCGATCAGCAGACCGAGCGCGCCGAGGCGGTGATAGCTATACCAGGTGTCGCCAATCTTGACCGAGTAGGGCTGAATGCCGAGGCGTTCCCAATTACCCTTTTCCTCGCGATCCTTTGGTCCGCCGCCTGTGATCGAACCTTCCATGACGTAGCCGGCGACAGCCGCCGAGACGGCCGTTCCCAGCATGATCCGGCCCATCGCCTTGTCCTGGGCGTAGGTGCCGTTCTTGCCAGACAGGTCAGCGCGCATGTCAGGCGAGAACAGCGCCAGTGGCGTGCGCTGGCCAAGGGACTGCTCGATGACGTTGCCGGTGATGTGGACGAACGGATCAATAAACTTGAGCCACGGAACGCCGAGAACCTTCGTATTCGTCAGGCGCGCCAGGTTGCGGGTGAACTCGCCGCCTTGGCCCATCATCGTGCCTTCGGTCGCCGCTTCTCCCGCGCGCTTAATCATCTCCAGGTCAGGGTTCTTTTTAAGCTCAGCGACGCGCTGGGCGAACGCATCGCCTGTCAGACCTTCCGCCGACGCGCGGCGATAGGCTTCCGCATTCAATTCCATCGCGTAGAAGTTGACGCGGTGGAAGGCGTGGATCGCCTGAATGAAGCGGCCCGGCACGCGGATCGCAGAGCCAAACGGCACAACCGGCACGCCCTTGTAGGCGATGTCGGGAATGACGCCGAGCGGCGACGTGTAAAGGCTCCACAGCGGAGCGCCATCGACGCCCTTGTCGAGCAACTGACCGTAAGCGATCACCGCGTCCTTCATGCCACGGATCGCGCCGAACATGTCCGGCATGACGCGCGACAGCTTGTAGGTCGGGTCCATCCGGTCGGGCTTGGCAAATTGCTGACCAGGCATAAGGCCCGGCAGGTTGCGCATCGTCTCGCCTGGCAGCAGCGTTGTAACGCCAGTCCTGAATGAACCAGCGGCGGCCTTGAGCGCCGGCGCGAAGCCTTCGCCAAAGCCTTTGACTTGCGCCATCACCTCACCGAAATGCACCATGTCGGCGGCTTCGGTCTTGCGGCCGGCGGCCTGCATGGCCTTCCCGACAGCAGCGCGAGCGACTGTCTCAGGTATAGCCCGATACATCGCAAGCAGATCGTTACCGACCATGTAGGTGGCGTGAGTAACTGGACCCGAGATAAGGTTGTTGATCCAGTATTCCAGAATATAGCGATGGAAACCGGGTCGATCCGAGTTGCGCAGGAAATTAGCCGCTGCTTCGGGATCGTCTAATTTTGACAGAAGATCGAGTTCAACTCTAGTCTGAAATAGCGTCCGGCCCGTATTCTCTTGAAAGAGCTTGTTTACGGCCTTGTAGTCCTTCGATCCGCTGATGTCGCGGAAGGAACGGCCGGCGCGGCCCCACTCAGCCGTCGCGCCTGACACGGTTTTCTGGATGTTGACCAGCCGGTCGCGCTCGACCGCGTAATCACGCATGGCCTGCCAGTCGCCTTCGCCGGCGGCTTTAGCGGCCTTGGCAAGCTCGACCACCTTGGCAAGCTGCTTCTGGAAGAGAAGGCGCATGGCCATGATCTCTTCCGCGTTATAGGCGCTGCCCTTGGCCCACTTGTCCACCATGCGCCACGCGCCTTCGTCGCCAATGGCGGTCGCAAGGTCATGGACCTGGCCATCCGTCACGACGCCACGGCGGTCGCCAATGAAGCCGTCGTTCTGCGCCGCGACCTCTCGGGCCGCTTCACGAAGGTCTTCCTCGTTGGTGATGTTCTCTAAGCGGATGTTGCCGGCTTTATCGACGAACTTGCCTTCTTTGGACGCGAAGCTGGCGCGCTCTCTTGGGACATATCCATTCCCATCGTTTCCTGATGATGCGCCAAAGCCTTCCGCCGCATTTTCACCGTTGCCGCCGCGCTGCGCGCCGCCACTCTGGCCGCCTGCGCCGCTTCCGGCCCTAGCTCCTTGTCCGCCGCGATCCTCTGCCATGCCTCGGCCGTCTGCATCGCTTCCTCCAAGCTCGCGGACGGATCGTCCATTTCGTTCGGCTGCGGCTGCAAGTTCATTCTTCACCTCGGCAGGAAGTTCTTTGACAAATTGGGCGCGCTCGTTGTCAGCCCTGTCAGCTTTTGCGCCGGCTTCGCGGTGCGTCGTTTTGACGGCTTCGGCCTCATGGACAGCGCCCAGGCTGCGGCTCGTCTTGATCTCGCCGGCGACAACCGTGCGGCGCGGCTCGGCCGACAACAGCCGGTCGAACACGGAACGGATTTCAGGCGTCAGTTCCGGGATGCCGTTGCGCTTGAGGCCACGGATCGACTGATAGACCTCGCGCAGCCAGTTCGTGAAGCGCTCAAATACGCTGGCAAGCTCCTTCGACGGTGCAACGCCATCGTAGATGTAGCGCTCAAAGCCTTTGGCGAACTTCTCATGCTGCTTGCGCGTGAACTCGGCCTGACCGCGTTTCCAGCCCACCCAATCCTTGACCGTCTCCAGATCGGCTTTGACCTGGGCGGGGGCTTCGCCATGCGCGGCGTCGCGAGTCAGTTCTTCAAGATACTGGTGGCCGCTCTCATGGATGATCGAGGACGGATCGGCCTTCTTGCCCAGCCAGATTTCGCGCGTGCGGGTGTTGTAAGCGCCTAGGCGTTCTTCATTTCCTCGGCGCTGTTCGAAGACCTCACCGTTTCCTCGCCCGCTTTCAGGCTGTCCAGCGCCCGGCTCTCCAGGTCCGCCCCCGACTTCTCCAGCTCCTTGTCGCCCTGCTTCTGTCCCGCCAGCTTCATTGCGCGACCCATCGCCAGCGCTGCGGGGCTCGAAAAGGTTTGCCTGATCGGTTGATCCGCCATTCTCTTTGCCTTTCTGTGCCGCAAGGGCTTGAACGTCTTCCGACCGAACCGGCGTCAGGTCGAAGGCCAAGCCTTCTTGGGCAGAAACCTTGCGCGCTTCCTGCGCATAAAAATTGACCCGCTCTGCGATGTCGGCAGCGCTTGCGGCGCGGCGGCCGGTCGCATTGTAGAACATCCGCATCCAGGCTTCGACGGTCGGATTGAGCCTATCGAAAGCGTCTTGCTGCGCCAAGAAGCTATCCAGCTTGACGCCCTTGGAGCGAAGATCGGCCGTGCGCTTGACCGCTTCCATAAGCTCCGGCGTCAGGTCCATGTCAGCGCGGACCAGGCCGGCTTCCACATCTGCGCGCAGCTTCGCCCATTTCGGGGCAGCCGATGTCAGCGCATTCGAGATCGACTTGACCTCATCGCTGGTCGCTTCCGCGATCCGGGCCATCAGGCTTGCGTCGCCGTAGGCTTTAGCCAGGACGGCGTTACGGACGCGCGCCAGACCTTCCGATGACAGGCCGCCTTCGGCCGTCGTCATCATGCCTTGCTCGGACTGCGGCAGACCCTTCACAAACGCCTGGACGAAGCCACGGTTCTTGATCGCTCCAAGGTCGTCCGGGTTCTGGACGAGATCGAGCGTTTCCGGCGTCAGCATCCGCGCGTCGGCCATAGCGCGCTCGCTGGCGGACATAGCCAGTGTGGCGGATTGGTTGGCCTCGACGGTGAACGCCTTGCGCTGTTCCGGCGTCATTTCCGTCACGCGCTGACGGATAAGGACCGGCTCTTTGTATTTCGATACGTCAATGCCCTGGCTGGCGATCCAATCGCGGTAGCGCTGGGCAGCCTGACCGTTCTGACGGTATGCCTCGCGTATCGCCATGACGCGACCGTTGCCGCTTTCGACCATGTTGTCAGGGCCGACGATAGGAGCGCCACGGTCGGCCTCAGAGGACGAGCCAAGGCGGTTGGGATCAAGCCGAGTGGCAATGTCCCTGATCTGACCCTGGCTGGCTGCACGGTCGCGATTGCGCGGCTGGAGCGCCTTGTCGTAGCCGGCGTCGGATGACGTGAGTAGGTCGGCGGCTTCCACCACCATCGGCTTCACATCGACGGCCGTGCCATTCGCGGTCGTGACGCGCTGAACAATCGGCGTGGGCTCGTCGGGCTGGGCGGCGGGGGCCGGCTCACGCAGGTTTTCTGTGGCGGAAAGGAAGTCAACCTTTCCTTCTTTGGAGACGCCTTTATGCGGCTCGGAAATGTATCTCTGACTTTCGCCGTTGCTGTCCGGCTTGCCAAGAAGGGTGAGCGATCCGTCCTCGTTCTTGCTGACGACAAGCAGGTCTTTAACGAACCCAACGTCAACAATGTTGCCCGGCGTCCAGTCCTTCTTCGCTCTAGCGCGATTGGGGCTGCCGCTGCGCAAGCGATCCCATTTTACAAAACCAGGTGATTGGCCGGCTTCTTGAGCGTTTGCGGCGAAGCGCTGCCATTCAGAGCCCATATCAGGCGCGACTTCCTGCGCAACCGGATATTCGTCCGACATCGCTTCCTGGCGCATTTTCTCGCGCAGGGCGGCCATGTCAGGTGCTTCTGGCAGGCGGCCGGGAACTGTCTCCTTCGGAGCGCCTTCCTGCTTCTCCATCAAACCGCGAACGACTTCGGCCAGCTTGGCGTCAATCGGCTCGCCATTAATCGTGATCTTCTCGCCTTCGGCCTTCGCCGCCGGCGCGACGTGCTCGCCAAGCATTTGATCGAAGACGTTGCGGCGCAGGTTCAGCGGGAGCGCTTTGTCCTTCTTGCGCGCGGCAACCAGCTTGACGCTGTTGTCGTCAATCGCCTCGATTTTGTAGCGCGTATCGTTCAGCGTGATCGTGTCGCCAGCCTTCGGGCCGGCGGGCTCCGGCGCAGGCGGTTCGGCGGCCGGCGCAGGGGTGGCCTCCGGGGCGGGTTGCGCGCCAGCTTCCGGGGCAAACGAGACTTCGCCGGTGACTTCCGCAGGAGCTTGGGCGGCATTTTCTGTAGTAACAGGCGCGGCCGGCAACTGACCCGGCTCGACCTTCTTGGCGGGCTCCCACGACCTGATCTGCGAACCTTCGGCGTGGTAAAGCTCCAGCGGCGAACCGAGCTTGCCTTCAAAGCGACTGGCGCGGCTGATGTAGCGGCTGGCCGTAAGCTCACCGTATGCTTTCGCCTCTTCCTCCGGCCGGCCAGCCTCAAGGGCGCGCTTCGTAGCTTCCGCTGCAATGGCCTTGCGGTCGGCGGTGTAATCGGGCTGTGCGGCCTCCCCAGTGGCGGCTTCCGCAGGCTTCGGCTCCATGACGAAATCGCCACGGCCAATGCCAATGGCGGCCCGGCGCTTGGCTTCTGTCAGCTTCGGAGCCAGGTCACGCAGCGCTTCGTCGGCCTTCACCAATTCTTGACGATGGCGCGCGGTAAGGTCGTTGTCAGCGCCTTCCGTTTCGGCCGCTTCCATCGGGCGGTTTTCGAGCGACGAAATCTCGTTCTGGATCGCGCGAATGGACTGACGCATGACGCGCGCTTCGCGTCCGCCTTCGTATCCGTTCCGGCCTTTGACGAACTCGCTGTAGTCGCGCTGCGCCTGGACAAGCTCTTTCGTCAATTCGCCAACGCGCTTCGGGCTTCCGTTGTTGATCTCGTCGATGGCCGCGCGGGCTTCGTCCTTGATCGCTGTCAGGCGGTCGTATTCGTCAAAAAGCTCAGGCTCCATCTTGCGAGCCGTGTCGGTGACTTGCTCGGGGCCAGGCAGACGCGGGCCTTGAACTTCGGCTTCCTCGTCGCGGGCATATTGATGTGAGGCTTCCTTGGCGACCTGGTTGGCTTCGGCGTCGCCTTGGAAGGTGTCTTCGTTATGGCCGGGACCAAAGATGCCTAGGTCGCGCGCCTGGCCAAGCGTGTATCGAGCGCCGTTCGAACCCGTCTCGATGACGGCCGTGCCGTATTTGTTCTGATGCGGAAACATCGTGCCGAACGCGGTCGCGATGGCGACTTTGTTCCAGTCCACGTTCCCGTGATACGCCTCGTTACCGAACTCCCAGCCGCCCATGACGGTGCCAGAGAACCCGCGCTGGAGCAGATCGGAGCCGACGCGCTTGCTGATCGTCGCAGCCATCGGTGCGCCGCCAGGGGCCGCCCACGGACGCGCCGTGACAAGGAATGGCACAAGGCCGCCGATCTGCGCGGCGTAAGGATGTCTGGCCTCGTCAATGATCGCCTGATCTTCGTCCAGGCCCATCTTTTTCTTGATGTCGTCCGGGACATAGGACAGGGCGAAGTCCTGCACGGCCGAGCCGAACATGCCGCCGGCTGCGCCGCCCACAAGACCGCCCACGAAGCCGCCCGCGACAGACGCCAGAGGACCGCCGGCTGCGCCAAGCTCAGCGCCCAAGGTCGCGCCAAAACCAATGGCCGGCAAAGCGGTTGCAGTCGGGACAATGCCTTTCTCCATGCCGCGCGCGAACGCGCCGGACGCAGAGCTTTCGTCATCGTCCTTCGACGTGTTGAACTGCGAAAAGGGATTTAACTCGTCGTCTTTCGACGTATTGAACTCGGCAAACGGATTGTCGCTGACAGGCGCGGCTGGCTGGCTGACAGCCTGCGTCGGCGGGGCCGGCAGCGGATCGGGCGCGTAAGGAGACGCTTCCTGCGTCGGTTCCGTCACCGTCTCATCGGCCGGGGCGTCAGGAAGCTGGTCTTCTTCTTCGATCATTGAAATTTGATCCCCATGCCGCCGAGCAGCTTGTCAGCGTCAATGCCGAACTCTTTGGTGAAAGCGCCGCGCATTTGCGGCGACGGGTCAGACATCAGTAGTTTGACAGCCTTTGACCATTTGAGAGCCGAGACGGGTCCGCCATCCTTGGCGTTTGGCCGCGCCATGATCGTCTCGTTCCATTTGGTTTGATCTATTTCGCCCGGAGCCGGAAGGATCACATCGCGCTTTTCCCCAGACGGCTTCTTGTCTTCTACGCCGGCGGTCACACGATCCTGCGCCATTTTGTTCTTGTCAGATATTTCCTTGACCAGCTTGTCGGTGTTGCCCTTCGACAAGAACTCGTAAGGGTCTTTGCCCGCCTTCACCCATGCGTTGTAGCGGCTGTAGAAAGCCGGGATGAAGGTGGAGTTGTAGACTTCCGCGCCAGGGCCAGTCTTCATGCCAAGCGGGTTGAGTTTGCTGGCGGCATAGGCAAGCTGGCCAGCGATGACCTTCTGTTCGACAGCCTTCTCCGGCTTGGAGCGCAGGTCGCCCATCATTGTCTTGAGTTGCTGGACGCCGTGGATTGTCAGCTTGCCTTCCTGGTTCATCTGGTAAAGCTGCTGGGGCGTCGTAATGTCGCCCTTCATCACGCCGTCAAAGCCTTCGGTGTAACCCGGCCCGTAGTCGCCGCCCTTGTTCTTGGCGATCTGGTCGATGTGCCGCTTGGCAATGTCCATCATTTGAAGCTGCTCTTTGGGATGCTGCTTCAAGACGGGATCGTTCTGAATGTCATCGATAAGGTTGTCGATTTTGTTGTCGGTCAGGCGCGTGTAATACATCTCGTTCGCCTGTTCGATTTCTTGTTTGGTCCGCGCGGTCGCCAGTTGAAGCTCTTTCTGCTTCTGTGCGAAAGCGTTGTTGACCATTTTGGCGTGTTCGTCCGGCGTCAGGACGCCAGCCATGCCATTTGATGCGATCTCGTAGGAGCCCTCGGCGGACGGCGCGTTGTTAAGGGTCGCGCCGTACCAACTGCGGGCTTTGCGTGGATTGTCTTTCAGGCCGGCCCATGTGTCGCCAAGCGCGGACACTACCTTGTCTGACACGCCGTTCTTTTGCAGTTCGGCGTCCAGATCGCCGCCGGTCTTTTGCTTGTAGACCTGCCGGGCAAGATAAAGCGCAGCGTGATCCTGGTTCTCCGGCGAGAAGTTGGACAGGCCCATCTGATTGGCCACGTCTTTCCAGGTCGATCCGGTGAACTGATAGCGACCGGCGGCAGATGATTTACGGCCATCCTTCGTCGGCTCTAGGATGTTTGGATGCGTGTCGAAGCCAGAAAAGGTCGCGCCACCGCCCGGCGTATAGCGGATGTTGTATTTGCCAGCGCTCTCCGGGCCAGCCAGCGCGTTCAAAAAGGCCGTCTCATACGGCTTCAAATCCTTCGCAGCGACCTGTCCGGGCTTTGACACACCAAGAAGCTCAAACTGTCGATCAACAGGCTGGTTCTGGATGTAATTGGCGACCGATCCGCGAGCGAAATCGTTCTTGCCCTTTTCGGCCTGATCCGGTGTGATGTAGCCGTTCTCCGACATGTAGTCGAAAATCTTGCCGGCGCTATCGAGCGCGTCACGTTGCGTCTGTTCGTCGCCGCGCGTGAAGGAGCTTTGCAAATCATTCAGCGTGCCGTTGGCCGACGCCATGTAGCTCTGCTTGTTCAGCGACTCGATGCGCTTCTCGCCATAAAGGCGCAGGCTGTTTGCCCGATGCTCAGACTTGATGCCAAAGAGCTTGGCCTGGTCGCCTGACAGGATCGAGCCGGCGCTGGCATAGCCCTTGTCAGCGTTGTCGAGAAGCTGCTTGATCTTTTCGGGATCGTTCTCGTTCTCAATGGCGGATTTGAGGTTGTCTTCGTAGATGGTGGACTTGGCGTCCGCCATCGCGCCGTTGAGCTTGTCCTGCTTGGCCTCTTGATCCTGGGCGTAGTTTTCGAGCCCTTGGCCAAATCGCGCAATTCCGGTTCCTAGCGAGCGATAGCCTTCGCCCATGCGCTCAAAGCCGGCGGCCGCGCCTTTGCCGGCCTCAGTGACGCTCTCGTAATTGGGGTGCGACCGCCCGGTCAATGCGCTGGGCAGATCACCGAGGGCTGTGCGATCAGGAAGAACTGCCAAGGTCTTATCCTATCGAATATTTGCTGAAATCGGTGTTGCCGACCGCGTTGAAGAGGCCGCCGGCCGAGCCAATGAGGCTGCCCATCGCGCTCGCGCGTGCGGCCCGCGTGTTCATGCCGGCCTTCCACACGTCCATGTTGCCCTGGTTGACGGCGCGGTAGACGCCAGCCGTGCCAGCGTCCTCAAGACCGCGCGCGCGGCTTTCACCGGCGAACATGCTCATGGCCTTCTGGAATGAGCCGACCTGTCCGATCTCGCCGCCGAGTTTGGCAACCGTGTCATCCGTGGCCGAGCCGCCGCCAAAGGCCGCATTCGCTTTCAGGCTGGACTGGACGCGCTTCTCCTGATCGGCAAACTGCAAGGCGCGCTGTTGCGCACCAAAGCGTTCTTCGCTGGCCTGCTGCTGGAGCGCCTTCTGGTTGTAGATCGAGCCGTTGAGGTCGTTCCACCATTGCGCCTGCGCAGCCTTTTCGTTCGCCTTCGCAGCGCCAATGGTGCCGGCGGCGGAAATTCCCGCGCCGACCATGCCAATAGCTGCACCCGCTAATGCTGCCATATCCAGACTTCCTGATTGTTCCAGTCGTGTTGCTCAAAGCCCAATCGGGCCAACCAGCGCTTCGCAGCCGGTGAGGCCGCCATGTCAGCGCTGGCGATGACGCGCTTGACCCCGCGCCGGCGTGCGGCGTCTAGGATCATCAATGCCGCCTTATGCAAAGCGACAGGGTTCTTGCGCGCTTCGTCCGTCAGTTCCGTGAAAGCGTATTTCTGGCCATCCGGCAGGAAGGCGATCCCGCCGATCCCGATGATCTCGCCGGCGTCATTGCGGCCGACCAGCGCGATCATGCGGTGAGGAATGTCCATCCCGCTTTCATCAAGGTCGGCCTTCGTGGCCCACTTGACGCTTGCCGTCACCCGTTGGTCCGCATCTCAGTTGTGAAGCCGAGAACCGTCGCAGGACGCGGTGAGGCTGCTTCCAGATAAATCCGGCTGTCAGCGGACCATTCGCCGTTCAGTTCGAACGTCTGCTGATCGTAGCGCTGCCAGATCGTGTTGGCGTCGGTCGCGACGCCTTCCTCGACCAGAGGCAGATTGTCCGCTGTATAGGTGCCGCTGTAGGTGTCGTATTGGCCGTAGCGAACGCCCTGGTAATGCGTGCGATCAAGAACAAAGCCGAGGCCGCTGACGCGCTTGACCTTATTGACGGCGGTTCCCCCAACAGCCGCATAGGCCAGCTTTGCGGAGATAAATTGCGCCGTGTAGGGCAGGCCAACAACGGCTGACGTGACTGCCTCTGACAGCGTGATCGCGCCCCCGGAGACGACATACGTTCCCAAATCTTTGCCGCCGCCCCAGGCGCAAACCGTGCGACCGTTTAGGTGGCTCAAGCCGGTGATCGTCGCCGTGCTGGTACCGGAATAGGTGACATAGCTGTCAGCCAGAAGCGGCGTTGTCGTGTCCTGCGCCTCGTCCAATCGAGCGAACTTCTCGACGTAGCGGGCGGTCGCGCCGTTCACCGTGCGGTTGACCACCGTGTAGACGCCATCTTCCAAACAACCCGGCAGGACCGCGACGTTCTCATATTTGTCGTTGCCGCCGGTCGTCAGGCGATACCAGGCGTAAACCTCATCGTCCGCGTCAAAGATCAGGCAGGCAATCTGTCCGTCGTTCCTGACGAAGAACATGCGCGTGTCGATCTGACGCTGGATAGAGAAGTCGCAGAAGCCGGGAATGCCGATGTCCACGTTAAGACGGGTCAGGTCAATCGTCTTGAAGTCGAACGACTGATTAGTGAACTCCATCATATATATACGACGATTTGACCGTTGAACAAAGATGCCACGCTGGTCAAGTTGCATCGCGCGGACGTTGTTGTATGTGCCTTGCGTGTTTGTGAAGCGCAGGTTGAACTTTGTCGGCGTCAGGGGCTCATCGAATGAGCTAGACCGCGCCGTCACAACGCCGTAGTCCGTGCCAATGGCAAGGCGGCTCAGCGACAGCAGGAAGTTGGTCGTCTGGATCGGACCCTTGCCAATGGTGCGGCTGATCGGAGCGGCGTCGCCCTTCGCCTCAAAATCGAACGAGGCGTAATTGTCCGACACCGAGCCCCAAACCTTGCTGCCGCCGGACCACCACAGGCGGCCTTCGTGCAGGGCGACGCTGGACGGATAGCCGTCCGAGCCGTTCCATTCCTGCAAGCGCCAGTCGTCTGTTTGTGTCGTGTTGGAGAAGTCGTTCAGAACTTGGATGTTGGCGACGGTCGTGGGGTTTGACACTTCAAGGCTGACGATGCGGCAGATGCCGGAGCCGCCGGAGCCAGTATAGGTCAGGGAGCAGACCGCCGTGCCTGACGTATAGGACCGCATGAACAGGCGGTAGAAGATAATCGTGTTGTCTTCGCGGTCCTGATAGGTGGTCGAGGTATTGCTGGTGTAGGATGCGACATCGACCCAATCAGCCAAGCCTTCCGGGTCAAACGTGCGCTGCAAGACAACGGTGCCTGACCATGTTCCGCTGATCGAAAACGAGAACTGACGGTCGTAGGACTGAAAATAGCCGCCTTGCTGGACCGGGACATTGTTGACGACGACGTAAGTTACAGGCAGCCAGTTTGACACGCCTGACACACGAATGCTCTCGGTGGCGGTCGTAGCCACGTTGAGTGGCTTGGTGGCAGTCGCGCCCTGATGAAACAAGCGCATGGTCGAGCCGACAAGTTTGCTCGTGAAGAAGTCCTTGTTGCAGGTCAGCGTGCCGTCGCCGCGAAGGACGCTCGGCGTAAACTTGTAGGTTTTGTCACCTTGAGCAGAAGGGAACGGACCATCATCTGGTTCATAGCGCACAACCGCCCAAGAGTTGCCAGAACGGCGCTGGATCATGCGGGGCCAATAGCCATCGGCCGCAATGAAGATGATGTCGGAGGACTGGTCGTATTTGACCTTGGGGAGATCGGCCGCCGTCCACGGCGTCGGGATGACGACCGCTCCAGAGCTTTCAATCGTCGGCTGCGCAATGGTGTAGGAGCGCGCGTCGCGGCTTTCGAACTGGACGTATATTGTAGCTACAGCCGGCACAAAGCCGAACGAATAAGTGCCTGTCGGCAAAGCGGTTGACTGGATGATGTCATCGCCACCAACCGTCGTTCCCATCTTGAACAGGAGGTTGCCGCCCTGATTGACGGTAAAGCGCAGGCCGTGTTTGAGGTTGAGGTTGCCCGTGCAGTTGATCGTGCCATAAGCTTTCGAGATCGAACCGTCCGTCACGTCCTTGATCGTCAGAACGCCGCCGGCTTGCGTGACAGTCGCGCCGGTCGAGGCTGTAAGCGTCCATGAGCTATAGTCCTGGACCGTGCTGGTGACGCTATCGCGGCTGACAAGTGCGTCGCTTGCCCAGATGCGCATGTTCTGGTCTGTCAGTTCGATCAGCGCCGTGTCGCTGGCGGAATAGACAAACTCAAGGAGTTTTGCTGCCTTGTTGCCGTATGTCATGCCGAGATATTTCGACCCCGGCCGCAACGTCATCGGGCCTTGCGTCAACGGCAGCCAATTTACCATCGTGTCGGCGGCAAGGCGCATTTTCTCCAGGTCAACGCGCATGAGCGCGAGCCGAGAAACCTCACCGCCGTTACAGTGATAGAATGGAATGTTCTGGCTGGCCATCTATCACCAATTCTTGATGGAGTTGCTGTAGTAGCCGATGTAGCCACGGCGGATGCGGCTCGTCGTCCAGGTGCCGAGCGGCCACGGCTGCGGAGGCTCGTCCATCGCGTCGTTCGCCTGGGCGCGTTTCCAGTAGAGCTTTTCTTTCTTCTCGATAGCGTCGATCAGGTTGTTGTCCTGAGTGATACGCGGCGCAATCGTGCGGGCCAGCGCAATGCCGACGTATTCAGCGAAGTCAGCCGGCCAAGCGAGGATATTGCCGGCGAGATCGCTGCTGACATAGCGCGCATAGAGCGTGTCAGCGTTGGCAAGCCAGTAGCCTTCCTGGTCGCGGTAATTGCGGAGCGGCGGATCGAACGTCTCCGACGTAGAAATCAGTGACGTTCTGATCCAGTCGCAAGGTTTTTGGAATGCGGATTGATAGCCGAAGGATGGCTCAATCGAACCGTCCACGTCGATCTGCACGGCGCGCGAGGCGAAATTCCACAGGCCAGAACGCAGGCACAGGAGAACCGTGTCGCTGTACTCGTCATCGAGATAACGGCGCGGCTCCCTGTTCTCTGTCAACGACGCCAGCTTACGCTCGCCAAGATGACGGAGCGCCTTGTTGTAGAGCGAAAGTTGCGTCGTGTTCTGTGTCATTTAGGCCGCCATCGCTTTTGCGTGTGACTTGATGTAATCGACCGCCTGCTCGCGCGTGTTGAAGCCATCCTTCACGATCTCATTGTCAGACGTGCGGACGGCCGAAAAACGGCGGTGCGGTCCTTTCCATGCAACTTCATATTCAGGGTTGCCGATTGCGGCCTGCACAGGCTCCAGATCGACCTTGCGCAGCAGCGCCATCTTCGCCCAATTCTTGCCGGCAGCGCGGACATAAAGCTCGGCAAAATAGGAGCCGTCTTCCGCGTGAACCTCAATGATGTCGCAGGGTTTAAACTTGTAGGCCACCATTGACCAATACGCTTCGTTGAGAAGGTCTTCGATCTTGGTGCCGTCTTCCGGGACCACATGATGAGCCTGCCGGGCAAACTCTGTCAGGGTGACGCGCGAGTCGCGGATCATGGGAAGACCAGGTGTATGCGTCATGGGTTACTCCAAAAAAGGAGGGGGCCGGAATGGCCCCCTTCCAAAAGCGTGTCAGATCACGAAGACGAAAGCGTCGTGACCGAGCCGGACATCGACGCAGCGCCGCCGGCCGTAACCGTCTTGATCCAACCGCTGCTGACGGTCGGAGTGTTGTTGTCGTAGACAAGAATGAAGTCGCCAACTTTCATGCCAAGAGCAGAACCATTGGAGAAATAGTCAGCGGCTTTGACGGTCGCGATAGCGTCAGCAGAAACATACGACCAGATAGCCGGGCCGCCAGAACCGTCGAGTGTGCCAGCAACCAGCTTGTTGGGCGGGTTGGAAGTCGAATAAGCCATTATGGCCTCCTAAGATTTGAGGGAAACAGGGCGGCTAGATCAGCCGCCCATCAGGATTAGAACGCCGAACCGTCGTGGTTCACGAGGACAACACCCTTCGTCTGGAGCAGCTTCGAGCCCATGAAGACCGTGCTGCGAGCGAAGTAGTAATCGTCTTCCTCGTTGTAACCGGCCTTGACATCCATCTCGCCCGTGTTGACCGCATGGCCAATCGCAGACTTGTGGAAGGCGTAGCACTTCTCGGTCGAAGTGCCGGCGCCGGACAGGCGGGGATGCCAAATCCAGTTGAAGCCAGCCCAACGCTCGATGCGCTTGCTGTTGATGCCGGTGGACGGGCCATTCTCAAGGAACGGCAGGTTCATATCCACCCAATCGCGCGAACCAAATTCTTTGGTCTGCATCAGGTAGGCACGGAACGCCGGCGAGGCGACGAAAAACATGTTGTCGATCTCATCGACCGGCACTTCGTTCTTGCCGAGGATGGCCATAGCCTTCATGACAAGGGCCAGCGACGCCGTAGCGGAAGTCGTTCCAGCGTTCGTGGTCGTGTTCGCCAGTTCGCCCAGGATGTCCTGGTCGATCTTGCGGTTCATGACCTTGATCGTGGTTTCCTGCATGATCCGGCGGCCATCGCCCTGCGAGGCGAAGATGTTGAAGCCGGTGCGGCGAGGCTTATCGTGCCACTCAACCAGCGTCGCAGTGTACTGGTTCAGGTTGTCAGCGCGGCCCGGAATGAGGCCGTTGACGCCACGAGTGACCGCCGACGCATTGCCGCTGTCAGCGACAAGGAAGGTGGCCTGGTTGCCTTTAATGACCGCTTCCGTGGTGGCAGCGGTACGCAGAAGGGACTGGCCCTGTTCGAAGCCGGCAATGAACTCCTGCCGGTACTGTGTCTGGAATGCTGTATTAGCCATTTGAAGCACCTCTGGTTGGTTGAGACGCTTCGATCAGGTTGTCCGTTGGCGCGCGTCGGCGGGTTACCCCCGGCCTTAAACCGGGGAGCCGCCTATCGCCCTACGGGGCTTCTCGATAGCGGAAAGAAAAAAGTTCCCAATATGGGAACCGTTACGCAGCGCGTCCCTTGCCTTCACGGGCCGACTTGGCCTCAAGAAGTTCGCGGTAACGTGCTTGCATCTTGGGATCGCGCCAATACTCCTGCGTCCCGACCTTCTTCTGGAGAGCTTCAAGCTCGCCTTCAAAGTTCTGGAAGCCGGGAGCCGGCACGACGGTGTATTCAGGGTTGGCCTCGCGGGCCATTGACGCCAGCACCTTCAAAGCAGCCGGATCGTCGCCAAGACGACGGCCGTTCGGAAGGCGTGAAAGCAGGATGTCAGCTTTGACTTCCGGCGTTGCGTGAACGTCGAGAAGGTTTGCAATCGCATTCGTGTTGCGACGGAACTCCTGACCCCATTCTGAGCGCAGCTTGTCTTCGCTCTCCTGGTGAAAGCGGTCGTCCGCCTCTTCCATAGCGGCCTGCTGGCGCTCCTGCATGGCGGCATACCAGCCAAGCACCTGCTTGACCTGGCCTTCCGGCATGTTGGCCTTGTGAGCGTATTGCGCGAAGTCATCCAGAAGCGGCTTGTCAGCGTCAGACCAGACGAACCCGTTGCCCAACTGGACATCGTATTTGTCAGGGCTGTCAGGGACGCCGTTCTCAGCGCGCCAGGTTTTTAATTCTTCCTCGGTCGGGTTCTCAGGAAGAACCGGCTTGAGGTTGCCAGCCGACAAACGCGCTTGCGCGTCACGGTAGGCTTTCGCCAGATCAGCCGGCGTATTGAAGCGATCCAGCGTTTTAAGATAGCTCTTGTCTTCGCCAGCTAACTTAATGCGCCAGTCTTCCGGCCAATCGGCCGGGGCGGCTACAGGCTTTTCGGTTACGTTGCCGTCAGCAATCGTGCCTTGCGAGCCGGTGTTTGCGGTTTCGGTCGAAGCAGGAGCGGTTGTCTCGCCACCCGGAGCGGCGTCAGCGGCCGGAGCCGTGTCAGCCATTCCGCCAGCGAGGGCGTCCGTGTCTTCTGTCATTAGGTCTTATCCTCTAAGGAGGCGTTCGACATGTTGATGAGCGCAACGATCTCTAGCCCGACAAAGCGCTTGCCGGCGGCAAAATCACTGTCACGCGGACTATCGGGATAATACGTTGTGTCGCGCACGCCGCACGCCACGTTCAAAATCCAGTCCAGGGCGCGTTTTTGCTGACCCTCGCTGGCGCTACCGGACGCGAGCGCCTTGAGCGCATACACATCCGCCTTCTCGCAGGGGCCGGGTTTCCACGGCCGCCTATCGGAAGCTCTCTGTCTGACTGCCATTAACCGCCTTGTGCCGGTGCCATCGCATCATTGAACTTTTTGGCAGCGCCGCCGGCAGCGTCAGCCGCCTGTGCGCCACCCTGGAGCATGGCCATCTCTTGCGCCATCTGCGCTTGCTGCGCCTGGGCTTGAGCGGCCATCGCCTTCTTCTGCTGGGCAACCTGTTCATCGAGGAACCAGGCCGCCGGAGCGCCAGCGCCCTCGGCCGCATCGCGGAACGCACGGTCGAAGTCCATGTCATGCACCACTGACGGATCAAGTTGCGCGGCCATCTGGAGAAGCTGGGCGGTCTGCATGAACGCCTGGCTGTTGGCGCGCGTCTGAGCCGCCTGGAGCGGGCTTTCGAACGTGAACCTTACGTCCTGACCCGACAGGCTCGGCGGGATGTCGAACTTGCTGCCAAACGCGCCATTGCGAAGTAGAATGTCAAAAGTGCGGTCACATAGAGCGCCATTGTATTCAGTCTCCATCGGCTCAAAAAGCGGTAGGGCGCGACGGATGTATTCTTCGACGCGCTTCTGCGTCTCGAACGCCGTCATGTCGCCTTTAAGCTCGGGAAGCTGGATTTGGTTCAGGTAGAACGCTTCCTGGATCAACTCGCGGATTTTGGCCTCGCGGTCGTTGCCCCACGGCAGGCCGGCGCGGTCAATCGGAAGAGGACGCAGGGCTTCGCCCGTGCGCTCGTCGTATTCGCTGTCAACGTAGGTGATGCCGCCGGCAAACAGATTGACGGAACCCTGGATCGCGTCGCCTGACGCCAACATCGGCGGATCGACCGCCTTCTGACCCGCCTCGATCATCGTGAGGGTCATTTGCTGGAGCATACGCGCGTCCGAGATCGAGATGACCGTCGCCGGCGAATAGGCGTATTGCGAGCCGGAAACCGTCTGCCAACGCGGAATGATGTAGGGATTGTCAGGGATGGCGACTTCTTCAAGGATTGCCTCGTTGTCGCAATCAACGTAGATCGAGACGTATTTGAAGCGCTCTTTGTTCTTGGCCAGGTCGTATTCGTCCGCCGGCACGACGATGTGCTGGACGTTGACTTCAAAGAAGGGGTCTTTCTCTTCCTTCTTCTTGACCTTTTCGCTGACGCTGTTCGGGAACAACTGGCAAAGCTGACGCGCGGTCGGTTTCCATCTGCGGTGAACGCGGTCCACCTGATAATGGAAGTTCTCGGTCCACGCCACGTCGCGCAGGTGCCAGCAACGGAACAGCAAGCCGTTCAGGTTTTTGTTCATCTCAACCGAAATGACCGCATTGCCGAAGGCGGCGAAGTCATGGTCGCCCTCGCGCGTCGCCCGGATGAAGCCGGAGCGCGTGTCATACATGAACAGGCGCATCCGCTCGGTGGCCCAATCAAGCCACTGACGAGACGCCGGATCGCGGTTGATCGCCTCGACGGGCGTGCGCGCATGAAACCACGGCTGGCCGCGCGGACGCAGCATCGCGCCGATCTGGTTGGCAAGGTCGCGCCGGCACATGCTCGGCACGCCTGTCATCAGATGGGCCGCAAACTCCTGTCCAATCGAGCGCGTCGTCGTAAAGTCAGCGCGCTCGACGTAGAAGTTCTCAGCCATTGACTGCCAAAGGCTGGTGATTTGCACGCGGCTGGAGAACAGTCTTTCTCCCTGCGTGATTAGCTCTTTGGCGCGTGTCTTCATCTATTAACCCAGGGTCTTGCCGGAGTAATCGGGCGACATCGGCGCGGCTGCGCCAGGCGAACGCTGCTTCGTCAGGTTCGTGCCTTCACGGCCACCGCCCGTCGTCTGGGCCGCCTTGTTCATCGCGGCCTCGTTTGAAACCGGCGAGGCAATGTCAGGCGCACGCGGAACCGGCTGCGGCGGGGGAGGAATAATCATCGGAGGAGGCGGCGGGGCAGAACCGCCGAAAAGACCGCTCATGAAGGCTTCCTTTTGAGGTTGGAGTATCCGAGGTTGGCGCGGGCTGGCCGGTTCTCCCAGGACTTGATGCGCTTCTTGATCGCAATGTCGCCCTGTGAGAGCGCCATCACGCACGCATCGCCTTTGTCAGTGGATCGACCGATCCGCTTTTTGATGTCCTGCTTGCTTTCGATCTGGATGCCCGAGCTTGTCAGCGTCCAAGTCGGAGCGCAGAGGTCTGAGCGCAGGTCGGGGTCGTGAGGCAGGGCAACCTTGCTGCCGCCTTCCTGATCCGGGTTCAGGGCTTCTCTAAATCGCCACCAGGCTTCCGCACGCTTGTTGCGAAACTGGAGCTTCGATCCGTCTTGAGCAACAGCGGTTGACTTATTAGCCGCGTTGAACCGCTCGCAGTCGATGCCGTTGTCTTTGAGGCGGGACAGTGTGTCGCCACCATAACCGCCGCCCATATCAATGACCACAGGGCAATTATCGCGGCGATGCTTGACCACCAAGGCGGCGACCGATGATCCATCCGGCGTCTCCGATCCATTGACCGCGACTGGCGGAAGGTAATAGCCGCCGTAACGACAAGCGACGACCGTTCTGTCAGCGCCGCCCTGGGCGATGTCTACGCCCATAGCAGTCATTACAGTGTCGGCCGGCTTTTCCTTATTCCAGCGAGCTTCCGCCTCAATGACCCATTGGGTAGGTATGACTTGAAAATCTGCATCTGCACGAGCAGCCATAAAGTTGCCATCACGCACAGCACTACGAAGCGGCTCAGGTAGACCATCGAGTTTCGCCTGGTATCCAGAGTCAACGAGATAAGGATTGTCTTTCAAGAATGCCGGAATGAAGCTCCGGCTCATCGGAACAGAGGGACTATGATTGCCCGGCAGCAGGACCGGATCGGGGCCGTCTACTTCCAGATCGGAACCATCCGGCGCGGTGACATACCAGCGCAGTTCGCCGGGCTCGGCCGGGTTGTTATGCGTGATGTCCAGCCACGGCCGGAACATGCCAATGATCCAGTCGCCTTCCGCGCTGATCGGCGGGTTGGTCGCTAACAGGGCGCGGACGCGCTGGCCGGGAGTGGTTGAACGCAACCAACCCAGATGGAAGCGGACTTGCGCCTCCAGGAATTGCGTGGCCTCGTCAAACACCTTCAAGTCAAAGGCGTGACCCTGCCAATCTTGCTCGTCGCCAAGATGCTGACAGCCGGCGAATTGAATGAAGCGACCATCGACAGACCGAAGCAGCGGCGGGGGCGAACCATTGAAGCCCTGTCGCGTGCCGTTGATCTCGATGGCGCGTTCCGTCATCGCTGACAGGTTCGCGTATTTGCGGCGAATTATGAGCGAGCGCTGGTGTTGAGTGAATGCCAGCCCGAGGCCGAGATCGGATTTGCCACCGCCACCAGCGCCGCCATACAGAAGGATGTCCGCCGGGCTGAAATAAGCATCGGCCTGACGGCCCGGCGACGGTATCCATCTGTAGTTAGCAGCGAAAGCCTTGGCGCTTTCCAGCACCTTGGCTCGCTGCTCATCTGACAAGTCATTAAGACTTGCTAGTATGTCATCAATGACCGCCACGGGCGATCAGAGCATTTCGACCGTGAGGTAGTCGAGGCGGCAGCTATCGCTGGCGCTCGCGGCAGACCAGGTAGCGCCGACGCCAATGACCTGGGTGGCCGTCGTGTCAATCGCGGTCGAAGCGGTAATGCCAACAACCATCGTGGCCGTGCCAGAAGCAGCAAGCGTCTTTACATAGCTGCCCCAGCCGACAAACGTGCCGCTCGCGCCAATAGTGCGAACCGCAAGATAATATTCGCCGGCGAAGATGTTGTTGTTGGCAACGTCCGTCGCGGCGCTCGCCTGAAGCGCAGTGCCGGTCAGGCCACCGATGTAGAGCTTAGCGGTCAGCGTGTCCGTCGAGTTGGTCGCGGTGGCGATGCCCTGATAGCGGATGCGCAAAAGCGAACCGGCTTTCAGGATGTTAGCCGGAAGCGTGTAGCTGGTGCTGAACAACGTTTCGTCGGTCGTATTCGAGACGGCCGTGGAGGCCGCAACCGAGGAATACAGCTTCTTCGCAACGACCTTGGCGTCATTCGCCGCGTCAGCATAGTCGCGGGCGACAAGGCGACCGTCATTGTCCAAGCCGGCCCATTTGCCGTCAAGGGAGTTAAGGATTTCAAGCGCCATTTCAGTCTCCTAGATGTTTCAGTTGCACATGCGACAAATCCCGTGCGCCGCTGCGCAACGGTCAACATCACCTTTCGGGTGAATTGTTATGCGGGCCGGCTGGTGGTCGGGGCCGTCAGTTCGGTTGAGAACAAATACGGGATCACGGCGTTCACGGTTCCGTTATCGTAGCGGCCGAGCGCAACACCATATTCTGTCGGAGACGTGCAGCCCATCGTTGATAAGGTGCTTGTGTAAACCGAATACCAGTTGGTCCCGTCTTTCGAACAAGAAAACGTCAGGTTGCTGGATGCGTCGTAAGCCAGTTTAAGCCACTCAATCGCGTCAGCGTTCGCCCCGTATTGGCTGTCAGTCCAAGACCCGCCAGTCGTTCCCTTGGCCGCGTCAAAGCGGAAGTTCGGGTAGGCGTTGTTTGTGTAGATGATCCAATGGACAAGATTTGTTCCGTCTCCAATGCAAACGCCGAAAGACGCATTTGTCTTAGCCGTTGGTGGGAACAGGAACCGACCTGCCACCTCAAATGCGTTGCCAGCCTGCATACCAGCAGGGATGCCGCGCATTAATCCCTTGACGGCCCGTGTGCCGGACCCAGGATCGCTTAGCAGCGCGGCGGCCGTCTGGTCTGTAATCGTCAATGCCGTCGTGTCAGACGTGCCGCCAGATCGAATGATGATGCGGCTTGTCGTAAATTGAGACGCTAGCGGAGCGTTGTAGGCGATGTTCCTGTTGGCGTAGCTGACGTCTTCCGCCAGCGGCGTGATGAAGACAGTTGCGCTTCCTGACAGGTTGATCGCACTGTTACTGTTCGTCGATGTCAGGACGCTGCGTGTCAGTGTTGTGCCGGATGACGTATAGACGCCGCGCCCGACTTCCGAGTTGGAGCCGTCCCGAATGCCGTATGTGACCGTCTCGCCATCCTGCAC